ATATGTCAGGGGAAGTCTAAATACTTAAAGACTGCTAACTATAAACAGCAGATTGATTGGTGCTATCGTTATGCTATTAACCGTTATGGTTCAATGGTTGATGCGTTGTATCACTGGAAGGTAAAGGGATGGCATTAGGTAGCAGCAATGGCCGAAAGTGGCGGGCACAAAGAGTGCGAGTATTACAGCGTGACCAGTACTCATGCTATTACTGCCAAGAACCAGCCAATGAAGTGGACCATTTGCTTGCCCGAGTTAGGGGCGGCAGCGATGATATGGATAATCTAGTAGCTGCTTGCCGTAGATGTAACAATGTTAAGGGCCCACGCTCAATTAACCTTTTTTTAGAGCGGCTGGATACCCCCCCTGTCTCTCGTTCGCATCGCTCTCCAATCGGGGCCAGTGCGCCCCTAACAGGGCCATTTGAGGGGCAAGTAAAACCACAATGGATTTAGTCGAAGCCGATGTAAGCCGCATCAAAACTGGGGCAAAGAAAAACAAGCCTTTAATGGGAGTTACAAAACCCCGTTTAATGACACCAGCTCTTAAAGGTAATTCCCGGGGTGATGAGTTTGCGAATTTTGCAGAAAAGTGCGGTTATCCGTTAATGGAATGGCAAAAGTATGTAAGTGCCGATTTCTTAACTTACGGCGATGATGGCAAGTACATTAAAAAGCTAATCAGCCTCACAATATCAAGACAAAATGGCAAAACATATTTAATGGCCATGCGTATCCTTTTTGGCCTCTTTGTAGGTGGCGAAAAGTCAATTGTTGCCATTTCATCAAAGCGGGGTATGGCTGAGGATACATTTAACAAGGTTTGCAATATTGTGGAGCAAAATCCATTTCTACGCAATGAAGCGATATTGGTGCGGGGTCGAGTTGGTTATCGGGGCAATGGCAAACAACATTTAGATTTACGCAATGGCGCAAGGTATGAAGTTTGCGCAGCCACCTCAGATGGCACCCGAGGCAAATCCGCAGATTTGTTGGTGTGCGATGAACTGGCCTCAATCTCGGTAGAAGCGTGGGATGCAGCTAAACCTGTGACTATTGCACGCCCTAATTCCCAAGTTTTGGTGGCGAGCAATGCGGGCACAGCGTATTCAGAGGTTTTAAACAAATTGCGCGAAATTGCTATGAGTTACCCGCCTGTGTCAATGGGGTGGTATGAATACAGTGCGCCACAGCATTGCAAACCGCTAGACCCTTATGCCCTAGCGCAAGCCAATCCTGCCCTTGGTACAACCATCACACTTGAAGCGATACAGAACGCATTTGCCACAATGGATGCCACCGCCTTTTTGCGTGAGCATTTGTGCCAATGGGTATCATCTACTCAATCGCCTTGGCCGCTTGGTTCATGGGAAGCTCTAAGTGATATAACTTTGTCATTACCACCCGGGCCGCTTACTTATTTTGCATTTGATAAATCCAAACAGGGCGCAGCTTCTCTTATGGCTGGCCAGTTAATGCCAGATGGCAAGATTGGCGTGGGATTGCTAGAACATTGGAAACCTGACCAAAATGCAGACGATTTAACCATTGCGGCAACAATAAAAAAATGGGCAGATTTATACCGCCCGGTTATGGTCTGTTTTGATAATTACGCCACTGCCACCATTGCTGCCAGACTTACCGCATCAAACCTTAGATGTGTGGATGTATCGGGCAAACACTTTTACCAAGCATCCGGGGATTTGCTTGATTGCATTGTTTCAAATCGTCTGGTGCATCAGGGGCAAGTAGAGCTAAATGAAATGATGGCTGCCTGCGCATCCAAGGTTAATGATGCGGCTTGGCGAATTGTGAGAAGGGCCAGCGCGGGTGATGTGTCGGGGCCAATTGCCCTTGCCATGATTGTCCACAAAATGAATGAGCCAGTATCAATTCCACAAATCTTGGCAGTTTAGCCACGCCGCATGTCCGTTTTACGCCCTATGTCGCTATTGGGTGATATAGGGCTATTATCCCGCTATGGGGTTATTGTCGCGTTTGCGTGTTGTACCAGATGCGAGCGTTGAAACTCCCCGCATAGCTGCACAATTTGCACCACCAGTAATGAATGGCAATTACTACGGATTTAATGACGGATTCAGTTACCAAGATGTAACTATTGATTTGGCAAGTGCAATGAGTGTGCCAAGTGTTATGAAATGCAGAAATTTAATTTGCGGAATTATTGCAGGCATACCATTAGAGCTTTACAAGAAATCAACAGGTGAGGAGTTAGGTTCACCAGTTTGGTTAGAGCAACCAGATGAACGGCAACCGCGCGCAGTTACAATGGCGTACACAATCCAAAGTTTAATTTTCAACTCCGTTGCATACTGGGAAGTCACCGCAGTTTATTCCGATGATGGCAGGCCTGCGCGTTTTGCATGGGTAGCAAATGAAAGAGTAACTGCTCGTTACAATAAACGCAGCACTGAAATAATTGGTTACATGGTTGATGGTGCAGAAAGACCAATGAACGGAGTTTCAAGTTTAATCACATTCCAATCACTTAACCCGGCAGTCCTCGTTTCCGGTGCGCGCACAATTAGGGCTGCCCTTGATATTCAACGCGCAGCTGCTATTGCTGCAGCAACACCAATTGCAAGCGGTCACATTAAAAATAGCGGTGCAGATTTACCTGAACCAGTAGTGCAGGGATTATTAGCATCATGGAAGGCTGCAAGAAGTTCGCGCGCAACTGCATACCTGACAAGCACTCTTGATTTTATCCCTACATCGTTTTCACCAAAAGATATGATGTACACAGAGGCAATTCAGGCACAAAGTACTGAAATTGCGCGTTTAATGAATTGCCCGGCGTACATGCTCAGCAGTGATGCAAATGCAAGTATGACATACCAAAACATCTTAGATGCTCGCAAAGAATTTTTTGCATACACACTTGCGCCTTATGTTTGTGCAGTAGAGGATAGATTGAGCATGAATGACATCACCGCCAATGGCAACATGGTGCGCTTTGCGGTAGATGAAACATTTTTAAGAGTGGATGCAACAACCAGACTTGCAACAATAGAAAAACTTTTATCGTTGCAATTGATTACCTTAGACCAAGCAAAAGAAATGGAAGATTTATCACCGAATGGAGATGCATCGTGAAATTAACATTTAGCAGCGCAATTGAGGCAGCCGATACCGAGCGCAGAATAATTGCAGGTGTGGTTGTACCCTTTGGCGAAATCGGAAACACATCGGTTGGGCCTGTTATGTTTGAGCGCGGGTCAATTGCGATACACGATACAGCTAAGGTGAAACTGCTAATGCAGCACCAGCCAAACGCAATACTTGGCCGCGCTCAATCCTTCAAAACAACAGATGATGCAATTTATGGTTCATTCAAAATAAGTGCATCAAATGCCGGGCAAGATGCTTTGGTTATGGCCAGCGAGGATTTAATTTCAGGTTTATCAGTGGGCGTTGATGTTCAAAAGTCAGAGCCCAAAGATGGCTACCTATTGGTAACTGCTGCAAAATTGCAGGAAGTGTCATTGGTAGAAACACCAGCATTTGTTAATGCAATAGTAACTAGTGTTGCCGCAAGCGAAGGCGAAGCGGTAGAAGTACCCAACCCAACAACAACAAACGAAAGTGAGGCTATCGTGGAGAAAGAAACTCCCGCTGCCGTAACCCCCGAGGTGGAAACTGCTCCCGTAGTAGAAGCCTCACGCTCGATAATTTCGGCCTCTTATCAGGTCGGAGAATTACGCTCACCAATTAAAACGCAATCGCAATATCTTGAACACACAATCAAAGCCACAATGGGCAATGACGAGTCACGCGACTTTGTCAGAGCTGCTGATGGCCAAGCTCGCAAAATTCAGGCTGCAAATGACAGCTTCACAACTAACCCTGCATTTAGCCCAACAACATTTAGCCCAACCGTTATCGATACATCACTAATGATTCGGCCAACAATTGATGCACTTGGCGGTGCTCGCGCACTTGCGGCAACCGGGATGACAATTTCACATCCTAAAATCACCACCAATGCGACAATAAGCACTGTTGCAGAGGGTCAATCAACATCTGCAACTCAGATTGTGTCTGCTTATGTAAACGCAACTGTGGCCAAACTGGCCGGCACTCAAATAATGAGTACTGAGCTCCTCGACCGGTCCGGACCAAGTTTTTATTCGGCCATGTACGAGAATTGTTTGCGCGCTTATGCAAAAGCATCTGATGCTGCCGTTATCGCTGAAATTGTCAGCGGTGGAACACTATGCGCAACAACTGTCGCTGCAACTGCAGCAGGTATTCAAAGCTATGTTGGCGCAGCTGCACCAGCCGTATTTGCCGCAACTGGTGAATTGGCAAATGCTTACATTGCAGGCACTTCGCAATGGTCGCTACTTATCAATGCGCAAGATGGTTCACAACGCCCAATTTACTCAGCTGCTTATCCACAAAACACTGCTGGACAATCAGCACCAACATCATTGCGTGGCAATGTGCTTGGTTTAGATTTGTATGTGGACCCGTACATGGTCGCAACAACAATTGATGATTCTGCATTTGTTGTAACACCATCCGCAATTTGCATTTACGAAAGCCCAACTTTGACCCTTTCGGTCAATGTCGTGGCTACTGGTGAAATCAGCGTTTTGCTTTATGGTTATTTTGCGACCAAAACTTTGGTTTCAGGTGGCCTACAAAAGTTTAATTTAACCTGATAACTAACTAAGTCGGCTTGCAGGGTACAGAGGCCCTGACCCTGCAAGTCTTTAGATAAGGAGAGTGCCATGGCCGCAACCTATGTGACCGAAGCAGAATTGCGCGCTAATTTAGGCATTGGCACTTTATACACATCTGACATTGTAGAAACCTGTTGCCAAACAGCAGAGGATTTAATAAATCAATTTTTGTGGTTTAACACTGCGCCTGTCGTGGCCACTGGGTTAAGTGGCGACATTGCAACGGTTGTTATTGCATCACCGGGCATGTTTGTTGTTGGTCAATCCGTCACCATCAGCGCATCAGGCGCAACTTTTAACGGTACGCGCACAATCACAGGTGTTGGCCCTGCGCCAATTCCAAACAATGCCAATTTTGCAGGCTTCCCATATAACTATCCGCGCGGGTATCAATACTTGCAATTTGCAATTGTGAACGCGGATATTGACATGCACCAAGTTCAGCCCTACGGCAAAATGACAGGGCCAGATGATAAAACCGCAAGTTACGCTGCAACAGGTGGAGTGCGTGAGGCTGCAATGATTTTGGCCACAAACATTTTTCAATCAAGACAAACAACCCAAGATGGCGGCATGAGCGTTGATGGATTCAGCCCAAGCCCGTTCAAGATGTCCAATACTTTAATGGCATCTATTCGCGGCCTAATTGCCCCGTACATGACTCCTAACTCAATGGTCGGGTAATGGCAACAGCATTAACAACCTTGCGCACCACACTCGCGACAGCTCTTACAAATGCGGGTGTGTGGAATATCTTTGCTTACCCGCCAAGTGTAATTACAGCTAATTCAGTAATTGTTGTGCCGGCTGACCCGTACATCACGCCAAGCAACAACACGCAAATCCTCTCACCGCTGGCAAACTTTCGCGTGCTTATGACTGTGCCAATGTTAGATAACCAAGGCAATCTCAACGGCATCGAGGATACAATTGTTGCAGTGTTTAATAAATTAAATGCATCTGCAATTGTGATGAATGTTGGCACAGTAAGCGCACCGTCAGTTTTATCAGCAGCATCAGGTGATTTGCTCACTGCTGATATATCCGTTTCAATCCTAACGAATTGGAGTTAATAATGGCATACAAAGGACTAAGCGCAGAGGATTTGGCTTTTCTAGTAAAGATTGGCCAGATAGCACCAACGGATAAAGCACCAATACCAAACCCAAAAGCAACACCTACAAAGAATGACGAGGAATAAACAATGGCAATTTTCTTAAGTAATGGTGTTGTGGTAACGCTCAACTCCGTAGATTTATCTGACCATGTAACTAGCGCAACAATTAATAGGGCTTTTGCAGAGCTTTCAGTTACCGCAATGGGTGACTCTGCCGAGAAATTTGCAAAAGGCCTTGAGTCAAGCACAATCACGCTGGATTTCTTAAACGATTCCCTCGCAAGCGGGGCTGGCTCAGTTCGAGCAACTTTGCAAGCCGCATGGGGTACAACTGTTACACTTACACTTAAACAGACTAGCGCAGCAATTTCAACCACTAATCCAGAATATCAAACTACGATTTTGGTGAACAACACTACCGATATAAATGGCAGTGCAGCCGACATATCAAGCCAATCAATTACATTTACATGCAACAGTGTAATTGTTGTTGATACAACACCATAGGAGCTAATAAAAAATAATGGCACAACTCAAAATAACTAGGGCCTCTGGGGATGTGGCCACATATAAAATAACTCCCGTTATTGAATATGCATTTGAACAACAATTCAAATGTGGAATTCACAAGCAATTTCGCGATGCAGAAAAGCAATCTGACATTTATTGGCTATCTTGGGAATGCATCCGCCGAAGTGGGGAAACCGTCAAACCCTTTGGCGATGCATTTCTTGAAACTTTGCAATCTGTTGAGGTTGTAGATGATGACCCAAAAGACTAGGGCGCGGTACATTTACTTATTTAATTGCAGCACTTGCGGTTGAAACTGGAATTGCACCACGCGAATTTATAGATATGGATGAAGAAATGGTGCAAGCCATTTTGGCGGTGTTAAGTGATAAAGCTAAGGGGGTAAAAGGTGCCAATCGTAATGGAAGGCGCACTTGAAACCCGCAAGGCTTTGAATAAACTTGCACCTGATTTATACCGAGAAATGAATAAAGAAATTCGTGTAATATTAAAAGAGGTGCAAACGGATGCGCGCGGTCATGTGCCATCACCGTTTCCCTCTTATTTATACAATTGGGCTGACAAAGGCAAAACAAGGGAGCAACCTCAATTTAATGTTGCCGGGAGAGTGCGCAAATTCCCATTGTATAACGCGGCAGAAATTAAACGAGGGTTGCAATATCGAATAGGTGCAACTAAACGCAACCGCGCTGGATTTTCAATGTTGTATTACATGGTGAACAAAAGCGCAGCAGGTTCTATTTTTGAAACTGCGGGCCGTCATGGTTCTAAAGGGCAGCCTCATATTGGCAAAGGTTTTACTCGCGGCGCATCTAAAAAAGGTTATTCATCGTCAAACAATCCAAATGCGGGTGCAATTTTCATCAATGCTTTTGGGCCGTTGTATGGTAAATCTGCAAGTTTTATGGGCGACCAACGCGGCAGATTGGCTTACCGCGCAGTATATGAAAACCAAGGGCGCGCAATTAAAGGCATCGAAGCGGCAACGCAATCCGCAATTAGCAAATACTATGCAAGAAAAGGCACTGAGGCTGGCACTCGAACTGCATTTGGCAGATATTACTCGGGCGAAGGGTTAGCCGCATGACAATTAAAATTCCAATCATAACAACTTACAGTGACAAGGGTACAAAGCAAGCAACAAAATCTATTGGCGGCCTCGAAAGTACATTAAAAAAACTTGGCCCAATTATGGCAGCAGCGTTTTCAACAACTGCAATAATTGCATTTGGCAAGGCATCAGTTCGTGCATTTATTGCCGATGAAAAGGCACTGAAAAGCCTAAACCAAACGCTAAAAAACACTGGCAACATGTATGCCACAACTGGGGTTACTAAATTTATTGGTGATTTAGAAAAACAAACGGGCGTTCTTGATGACAAATTGCGGCCAGCTTTTCAAACTCTATTAACCGCAACGGGTTCAGTCACTAAATCGCAAGAGGCCTTAACACTGGCACTAGATGTAAGCGCGGGAACAGGCAAGGATTTAACCGCCGTTGCAATGGCATTGAGCAAAGGGTATTTAGGACAAACAACCGCAATAAGTCGCTTGGGTGCTGGCATATCTAAAGCCACATTGGCCACTGGGGATATGAAAAAAATTACCGCAGAACTCAGCAGCCTATTTACCGGCCAAGCTGCAACTGCCGCCGATACTTATGCAGGCAAAATGGGCAAATTAAATGTTGCAGCGGAAAACGCAAAAGAAACAATTGGCAAAGGTTTAATTGATGCATTTGCCCTTTTAGGTGATGATAAAAGCATTGATGTTTTGATTGAAAAAATTGGCACACTTGCCCAAGACATTGCAGATATTGTGGTTGGCATTGGCTTAATGACTGCCGCCCTTAAAAAAATTCCCGGTGCATCTACGATTGGCACAGCACTAACTTCAAATGCATTTACTTTACCGTTAATGCTTTTAAAAGATTTTGGCGCAAGGCAAAGACAATCCGTCACACCTTCGGATGAGAAAGTATCCTCAGCAAATTTAAGAGGGCAGGCCGCAGCTAGTCGAGCTGCAATAAAAATACTAAAAGACAAAAACGCACTCTCAACAATTGAGGCGGCCAATCTTAAAGCAAAGTTATTGGCAGAGGCCGACCAAAAAACATTGGATTTATTAAAAAGAAAATTTGACATTGAGCGCATACAAATTACTGCAGCTCTAGCCGCAACAACAGATGCACACACTCGGGCGGTATTGGAAGGTCAATTGGCCATACTCGATGGCGATGCTA